ATCCAAAAAATCTAATGAAACTACTCACCAAAGTTGCTTTGCCAATATTGATCGTCACTTCTATTGTGAAGGGTCTAATGGCGGGATTTGATGAATTCAAGAAATCCGGATCTATCAAGGAAGCAATTATCTCTGGACTTGGAGCAATATTGAAGTTTATCTCATTTGGACTATTTGATAAGGAATCCATCAGAGGTATTGTAAATGCAGTTGCTGGGTTTTATACAGAGTATATTGAGAAACCAGTCAAGGCATTCATTGGTGCAATTACTTCAGTATTCACCACCGTCAGCGATTTCTTCAAATCTGCAATTGAAAGTTTCACTGGATTATTGAAGAGTATTGGTATACCAGAATTCAAATTCCGGATACCAGTTGTTGGCACAGAGGTTTCTCTGGGTCCATACTATCCATTTGCAGACGGTGGAGCAACACCAACACCAGCATCAAAACCACCTGCAGCAGTAAAACCAACCAGTGCAGCAGAAGTGTCTGGTAAATCTGCTGCAAATGCCGGTGCTGCTCAAGGTGGTGGATCATCAAATGTAGTTGTTGCTCCAACCACTAAAGTCAATAATATAAAGAATGAAGCCACGGTTTATAGACACACTACCCGCAACCCTGAGAGCACATTCAACCGTCATATCGATAGTAGATATTCACCAGCATAAGAAAAACCATCCCGAAGGATGGTTTTCTTGGATTAGTCCCTGTTAATCAGCGTCTGCTATGCTCTGGAAGTAAGCAAGCGAATCATCATCTTCCTCAATTGCTGCGGCACGGCTCACCTTTGGTTCAGGTGCTGCCTTGCTCTTTGCAACTGGAGGAGAATAACTCGACACTTCCTCTTCCATCATATCCGAAGCAGTCTTAGAAGCAACTCCACCTGCTGCTAGAACCATCTCCAACTTCTTCTTCAGTTCATCGAAGGACTTGAAGTTCTTTGGATCTGTAAACTCTGCCAACTTATGCTGGGCATTTGCAATTTTCAGAATTGTCTCGTCGTCCTCGGCGATTGCCGCTGGCTCCAGAAACACTGACTGATCGTAGTTAGGATATCCTTCAACCTTACGCTGACGTAACTTGAAGTCTGCACCTTCCCAATAGTCAAACACATTGACTGGCTTTTCATCCTCGAAAGTCGGTTGTGCCTTATCCATGATCTTATCAAAGATCTTCTTACCAAACTTGAATAGACGGACTTGACCTTCATTCTCAGGATGCTTAGGATCACTGACAACTAGAATGTTTACATAGAAATGCAACTTGCGCTTTTGTTTACGGGCAATTTCTTTATTGGCATCGGAACCAGAGTTCCAAAGACTGCTATTCAATTGCCCCAGTGGATCTTCCTGTCCAATTGTCGACAATGAATTTTCGATGTACCACTTACCGGTCGGTCCTTGGAAGGCATGGGAGAATACCTTGACCCATGGTAGTTCATCGCCTTCTGTCTTGGGCAGAAATCGAATGGTGGCAGAAGCATTGCCTGCCTTGTCTGCTTCTAGCTTCCAGATCCGGTCATCTTGATATGACTTGGTAGATGATGGAGTGGAGATGTTTGCAAACTCTTGTGCAATCTTACCGAAGTCGGTGTTGCGCATTTTTCGTAACGTATTGAGATCCATATTATTAGTCCTTATAAAGTATCGTATTAATTAGTATGTTTAGTATGTGTGATGAAAATTTGATCGGTCACTGACATCTCATCTGCAAAGGGATCTGATGATTCATCTTCATCAATGGTATTTAGTACCTTCATACCCTTCACCTTTTTGTTTCCCGTGAACCGACCTTCTTGTTTCTCATCAAACTTATCTATGTAGTATCTTCGTGTCTTGCTCATTTTCCTTCTGTTTCTCCTTTTTGAAATATTAATTCTTATAAATAATAGTATATACATGAAACTAGGTATATAAATACAAGTATACCTTATTTAAGGTATAAAGTCAAATCAATTATGGTCTTCGCGATGTAACAAGCATCCAAGACCCCTAACACTAAACGGGAGTATCAGCATGACTATTTATCCAACAGTTCTATACATCTTGCAACATTCAATTACAGGTCTCAAGTATTTCGGTAAAACTACTCAAGATATACGCAAATATAAAGGATCTGGAGTACATTGGTTACGCCATATTAAGAAGCATGGCAAGGAGCACGTTGTTACTATTTGGGTATCTGATCCATTCATAGACTCCATTATCATATCTGAGTTTGCTTTAGCATTTTCCAAAGACAACAATATAGTCGAATCAGAACTCTGGGCAAACCTAAAACCAGAAAATGGACTAGATGGTTGTGTTGCTGGCACGAAACTGGGTCCTCATTCTGCTGAATCCAAACAGAAAATCTCTGAGGCAGGGAAAGGTAAAACTATTTCTGCTGAAACTAGACAGAAAATCTCTGAGGCAAGGAAAGGCAAACCTAACGGAAGGGAAGGCAAACCTAGTCCACTGAAAGGTAAACCTAGTCCAAAGAAAGGCATTCCTAGCGGAAAGCAACAAAATCCTGCTCCAGAAGTTGAATGCCCATATTGTGGTAAGATAGGCAACCGCAACATGATGACACGATATCATTTTGACAATTGTAAGGCAAAATCCATTATCCCAATTCTTCCATGAAGGAGGCATAAATTGGAGATAGTTTCTCGATATCAAATTTCACGAACCCATCACACTTCTCTATACGACGGCGATCATCTTCCCAGAGTATCATAGAACTATTATTATGCCACCTCTTGAGATATCCATTAAGTTTCGAAAATAGAAACATACTTTCTATGGTGACTTTCTTTCCCAGATACATCCTGAACAGCAGAGGAAGGTTATTTCCGTTGAATTCGAATATTTGTTTCCTATCCAAATTATTTTTTTCCTTCTGTAGCAGTACCTCCTGAGTATCATTCTCAAACACTCTGGTAAGACTTTCTCTCCGACGATTCCACTCCAGCAGGTTATCCTCGGCATCGTTCTCGTTATACACTACCGCATCATTGCCGTAACTGAAGTTCGATACAAAGTACTTTATCACCTTTTGGTCGGTATCATACTTCCTTGCTATCCTCTCGAATATATATCGATCATTCCTGGAAATGAATGCTTCCTCAGAACCCTTTACATTACCCCTAGTCTCAAAGACATTATAGTTGTCCTTGGTGAAATGCAACTTGATTGATATGTAATACTTGTAACATCGAAACCCAGTTATCATATATCTTCCGGATAATCCAGACCAAAAGAAATTCCTGCTCTGGGAGTTACTGGCTTAGTATTGTGCCACATACCTTTTGGCACGAACAACAAATCGTTTGGTTTTAATATGTATACCATTGTACCATTCTTACTTTCCACAGTCCACTCTGTCTTTCCAATGATCTGCCAAAAGAATACATCACTTGAGTCATTATGATGACCAAATGTATGTGAGAACTCTGTAAGGGAAAAGTAACAATGCGCCGAGGATGGAACATTTGAATCTGTAGTGGAAATGTATTCAAGTAACTCACCGACATATGGCATCATCTCTGTATTATGAGTGACGAACCCATGGTGGGGTAGGAACTTGACTTCCCATTCATTCTTGATGCTTGTATTTAAATTTTCTATAACATCTTCCCAGGTTGGCAATGGATGCTGAATGTCCTCGAACAGATAACAGTCACCATCCAGTCTATGTTGCACAAACTTTGGGTCAGTCAGAAAATTATACATTATCACGCATCCAGCATAGGGGTGCTGTCTGGTAGCATGCGGTCTGCCCGCATATTCATTGCGATCTTGTCTTTCAGTGCCATACTGATCAATGGAGCGATCTCTTCTGGTTCCACATAGTTTTCCTTGCAGTAATACAGAACAGCATCCATATGGGTCAATCGCTTGTTTGCAGACAGTTCCTCAATATACAGAGAGAACTCGGTTGAGTTATTGAATATCATATTATCGAGCCAGGTAGTATTTGGTTGCTGTTTCCAGGGATCTCAGTTCTTTATACTGTGCCATTTTGGTATTGTATAGATTCCAGATAGGTGTACCCAGAATATCTGGATCCATATCGTTCTCAAACTTCTCAAGGAACATACTGAAGAACCTATCCATCTTCATTTTCTGAATGATCACCTCATCCAACAACTCTTGTAACTTTGACTTATCGTGTGATACATCTGATGCATATTGTAAATTGCTCACTTTTAGCCTCGTCTCATTTTAGATATTTCAATCGCTTCATTAACAGAAAATACTGGCACGCTATTAGATTTGTGCATGGTTGCTATTCCAATCATAGCAGTGCCAGTATAAACATTTGTTGCCTTCTTTGTTGCCGTACCTATGCCGTCACCTAGACTTCGAACACTTCCGCCAAAATCCCTGATAGGAAGGCGATGCTCAATGCTATTAGACTGCAGACTGACTTTACTATTT